AGCTCCTCGTGTAACTTGAACTCGTTGATTCGCGGAAACATTACAATTAAATTCATTGCTTCCCGTGCTGTAAACGATAGTCTGGGTCTTGTGAAACGATTGCATCCCAACATTGAGTCTTGATAGATTCCAATAATCGGCGAGTTGTTGGCTGGACTGATAATTTGATAAGGAACTGCCGCCAAATTTCTCAATTCCATTTCTGCTTCCACATCCTGTGGCATATGTAAATTCATTTCCATGAATTCCCACAAAGTTTCCCAAGTGGATGGACTATACCTTGTCCCATATCAGGTTGGTTAGACCATCATTTATGAGCCGTGATCATCTAGTCTCTGAACCTTCCCCATACTCTTTACCATAACGAGGTTAGGGGCTTGGCTGCTGATTATCCAATCTTTTACGTTATTACCATTGGGTTCGTCAATTAAACGAGTTCCTCACAAATGTTTCCAGATGTGAGTGGTAGTAAAAGCTCTAAGGAACTTCCAGCAATTTGGTCACGTTGCTAAATTGTTCTTCAAATTTCGTATAAATTCAATTGCATTATTTTTACTTACGTCAAGTGGAATATGAACCCCTCCAAAATCCGCCTTGACTTTATCAATATAAACATACCATCCATATTGACAATTATTTCTATTCAATGGTTTTATATATTTTTCTATATCATCGTCAATGAATTTTATATCTTTAAATCTATCATATTTAATTCGAAATATTTTATTACACCATTAGATACATTTTTTTTACTTAAATCGGTATGTTTAAAAACGCAACCGCCATTTTTTAAGTTGTAACCATTGGGATATAAACTATTATATTTTTCTATATAATATGTTTCACGATTATCAGAATCATTACAATCACAATATTCTATTAATTCAACAATAAAACTATCAGTTCCATATTTTCTAATAGCATTGTTTAAAAATACTGATTGATTTTTCTTTTTAGAAAAAGCTTCTGATATATGACTATTTAATCGTTTTTTATGTCCGTATGGTCTATATCTTTTATGATTTAAAATATGTGAAACACATTGTCCTATATATAATTTATTATTTTGTAAATTAGTAATTTTATAAATCTCACAGCATCTATCATCAGCATTATCAATAATTTTATTTAAATTAGTGGGGTTCATTTTATTTATTATTGCAATTGTCTTTATACCAAATTGAAGAACAACTAACTAGGGAGTATCACGCTTTTCACGCTCCCTGTTGGGGACAAAATGTAATTTACATATGTCTATCCCCATCAAAATCCGCATTGTATGGTTTTGTGTCTGCAACATTCATTCGGAATGTGTCGCCTTGCTTCATAATGCGAGCAATATGAGCCATCATTGACATTCTGTGTAGAGTCGGTTGACGATTGAATAGAACGACATCTCCATCCATCATATGTCTGTGAATAATATCGCCATCTTCCAAAACGATTGTTGTGCGATCCAGATAACGAAGAGTGATAGAATCGCCATTTTTCTTCTCTAGAATTTTAGCTCCAGGATATACTTCGGGGCCATTTTTTACGAGTTTTGTGAGAAACGCTTTATTTCTTGCATTCACGACAACCGGTTTGGTAATATTTTTTGCAATCTTCATTGGAACTCCCAATTCGCGAATAGAGATATTCGGATCTGCTGTAATCACCGAACGTGCACTGAAATCCACGCGTTTCGCCATAAGGTTTCCTCTCATTCTGCCACCTTTTCCGCTTAAACGATCCTTGATTGATTTGAGAGGTCTTCCAGAACGCTGAGCAACAGAAGCCACACCTGGAATTTTGTTATCCACTTGAGTTGCAACATAATATTGTAGAAGCATAGTCCAATCTTTAATGACAGAATCTGGTGAATTGCTTTGTATTTTTTCTTGAAGAGTGTTGTTTGTTTTGATAATGCTAACTAAAATATGACTCAAATCATCCTCGCTTCTTTGTGACGAATCGTGTTTGACAGAAGGTCTAACTGCAGGAGGCGGAACTGCCATCACTTGACAAATCATCCAATCAGGACGACTCCAAATAGGATTAAATCCCATAAAATTCACATCTTCATCTGAAATACGTTTGAAAATCTTGAGAATCATTTCTGCAGTCAATTCTATTCCAATCGTTTCCGAAGTAGAACTTTGTTTCCATTCTGCTAAAATAGTAGATAATCCTTCTTTGGCTATTTTTTTAGGCTGCAAACAACCACACCCATCATCATTATCTTCTCCACAATAATGTTTTTTACTGGCTATATTAAATACATATTTCCAACGATGTTCTCCTACTAAATTGATAGCTTGTTTATATTTTTCTTTATTAATCAACAATTTACTACACTTGAAACAAACACATCTGAGAACTTTTATAATTGTATTGAGATATTGAATGTAAAATACGGGTCTCGCCAATTCAATGTGTCCAAAATAACCAGGTGTATTCATGTAATCTAAACCATCCGTAGGACAAATAATTCCTGGTTCTAATACTCCCATTCTTGGGTCAAACAACCCACCAATGACAGGTTTATTATTAATGTATGTATCGCGAGATGTTATTTCAGCTACAGATCCATTCCGAATTTCTTCGGGAGAAAGAATACTGAACTGAATACCAATAATTTTGCTTGGATTTAATTTGTTCAAAGACATTCTCTCTTGTTATAGTGTAAATATATTTTTTAGATTGTTTTAATTCAATTTTATAATTGATATAAAAATAATTACACTATTATACATTTAACGCTGATTTATTATAATTGAATAATTATAATAAAATAATTATATGTTAAATTTATCTATTGTAAAAACAATATCATCGTAACGATATTTATTTTCTCTTAAATCATAAACTTTAATAAAATCTTTCAAGTCATCAGGTACTTCATTTTTAAGTATATCGATCCAATCCCACGATTGCACATCTTCAATAATAAGTATACCATCGTCTGTCATTATTTTAGAATATAATTGTATAAATTGTTCCATACTTTCTAAACTATGTGGTCCATCATCTAACATAAAATCAAATTTTAAATTTTTATTTAATAATTGGTTATCAAAAAAATCATTATCATATGCATTGGTCGTGGTATGTAATATAATTTTTTCATTATTTTTAATACAATCCCAAACAGAATGAATATCCATCACATCTACACCATACACATTGGCATTTATAAAAAAATCACTCCATAATTTAATACTTCCTCCTTGTTGAATTCCTATTTCTAAAACATTTTTCGCTGTTTCTTTTTTACCTGCCAATAATTGTTGATAAAGAGGTAAATATGAATGAGTTGTATTTTTATCTGTTCTTGAATTATCTACAATTTCTTGTAAACTCATTACATTATATATAATAAAAAATAACTAAATATAACGTATTATAATTTGACATATTCAAATTGTAATTATTCATCTACATCAAAATAGATTTAAAAATATATAATATTATAAACAAATCATGTCAAAGCAAGATAAAAATAAAAATAAAAAAAATATTCCACCAAATAACGATGACAGTTCAGATGAAGACAAATATGATAGTAGAGAATATACTAAATTTTTGAGTAAATTATTTCCATCAAAATATATGGAAGAAAAAGTGAAAAAAGAAGAAGAAAATAAAAAGAATAAATTAGAAGAAATGAAAAAATTTAATATTATTTTTTCAGTAAATGACAAGGAATATTCAGATGATGATGAATCTTTTGATAGTGAAGATGATGATTATGAAACAGAAAATGAAGACGATGAGATTAGTGACAGCGACTCGGATGAAGATTCTTCTTCTGAGTATGAAGAATCAGAAGAAGAAGAGGAGGAAATTGTAAAAAATAAAAATTGTAGAGAAGAAAATAAAAAAATAGTGAAAAATATTATCAAAAAAGCAAAGAAGTTGGAAGAGGTCGGAATAGATGATAAAGATTTGACAGATGAACAAATTCTAAAACAATTAAATCAGATAAAGAGTAAAATGAAGAATCCATTAATAATTAAATGTATCAAAGAATGCAAAGAAGAAATAAAAAATCAGATTGCAAAAAAAGAGAGAAGAATGGAAAAAGAAAAAGAGAGAAATGATAGAATTTTTAGAAAAATCATCAAAAATAAAAATATGCTAAATGATTATAGTTATTTTACGAAATTAGAATCAGAAGAACAAAAAAGCATCATCAAGAAAATAAAAGAAATAAAAAATATAACAAAAATAGACAAACCATATCGTTTATCTTTAATTGATTCATCTATACCGGCGCATTTTAAAGTAACTGCAATGAAAAAAATGAATATGTTGCATCATATGGAACCTGGTTCAGGAGAATATTGTAAAATTAAGAATTGGATTGATACATTTATGCAGATACCATTTGGAAAAACAGAAAAGTTGCCTATTTGTATAGAAGATGGAATTGATAAATGTCACGAATTTATGGAAAATGCACAAAAAACATTGGATAATGCTGTCTATGGATTAAATGATGCAAAAATGCAAATTATGCAAATACTTGGACAGTTGGTAATGAATCCTTCTTCTATTGGAACGGCAATAGCGATCCACGGACCTCCGGGAAGCGGAAAAACATCTCTTGTAAAAGAAGGAATCAGTAAAATATTGAATCGCCCGTTTGCTTTTATTGCATTGGGGGGTGCAACTGATAGTAGTTTTTTGGAAGGACATTCCTATACGTATGAAGGAAGTACATGGGGAAAAATTGTTCAGATATTGATTGATAGTAAAAGTATGAATCCGGTGATTTATTTTGATGAATT